TTATCAGCTTGATAAGCATCTTCATCCCAATTATAAATTTTTTCTGGTCCTGCATCATCGGGCATTGGAATTGGTGGTTGCCAATCATAATTCTCATCTAGTGTCCACGAAGCATACGGTTGAGCACAATAAAATACATCATCTTCTTCACTATAAAAACATCCAATACCAGCATACATCTTTCTAAAACTATTATTATAAGATGTTTGGACCCACTTTACACCAGGAGCTATTTCATTTGGTACTGTAGCGTTCAAATGATCAATAGCTCTTTGATTATCTCTTACTTCTACACCGTTTTCTAATAATAAGTTGTTATCACAAGTAGAAACAAAAGTGACAACATTGTTCTCATTTACTCTAGCAAAATGCGCCATTTTTATTCTCCTATTATTTTCGTATCTATCTTTTTAAAATTCTATCAAACATTAAAGCGAGTAACATAGCAGCTAATCGTAATTAGTTTTTACCATCTTTGTTTTTTAACTTTTCTATTTCTTCTGCATTTTTTTCAATATGATGATGATTAGAATAAATCTTTTCATCTTGCGCTGAATCAATCATTTTTTGTATTCTTCTACCTTTTTCTTCTTCACTATCTTTATGTAGATCTGGATCTACTACTTTTTCTATTTTCAAAAAAGGTATTCTTTCATTTGGTACATATCTCCATGTATATCCTTTATCACTAAACACTCCAAATACAGTTTGTTTGATACCAACTTTTACGATAATCGCTTCTGAACCGTCAATAATAACTTTATCACCTTCATTGAAAGCACTATTCATCTGAAATGCTAAGCCTTTAGCAAAATTAGTTATAAAGTCTTTCAACATAAATGCAATGATTGCTGATACTAGAACAGCAATCCATGGAAGAATCAGGGATGTCAATTCTCCACTGAGAGAATTAATCGACTGAACTTCTTGCATTTTTTTCTCCTTGAATAAGTTTTTGAAGATCAGCAGTTGAACCTACAAATAATGCGTTGGTTATATTCTGCGGTTTATCTTCTTTTGTCTGTAATATATCTTTCTTTTTCTTAGCCAACTCAAGGAGATCTTTGTTTGTATCAGTTAATGTTTTAAGTAAATTTGTCGCCACTTCAAATGCTCTTGGAGATTCACTCTGTCGAGCAATTTCCATAACTCTATCTAAATCACCCATTCCAGAGTCAATTAGATCTCTTAAATTACGTCTAGCATAGTCGTAATCATCTTCTATTTGTTTATTAATATTAGGTTCTATAACCTCCACTTCATTAGGAGGATCTATGTTTAGTACCTGACTGAATTTAGAATCGAAACTCATGGTTGTTGATCACTTCCTGTTACCGGATTATATATCAAACCGTCTGTATAGAAGAAGGTATTCGAAGCAAATCCATAATCATCTGTAGACTTTATAAGATTTCTATCAATAGACGCTGCACTATTTGTAGTAGGCGCGCCATTAGCTAATAATCCAGGAACAGTAACAAGACGACTTGACCTTGGAGTATTTAAGGCTGTATTAGCATGTAGATCAATCTGTATTCTTGTAATTGGTCCGCTGTTTGTAATTGGTCCGTATAGATAACCTTTTAAAGTAAAATTGAAGTTCCAGATAATAGTTCTTCTAGTAGAATAATCACCATCATATACATCCTCAAAATCTATACTATTCAATATAATTGGTATATCCATAGTTATATTCATAGATGGTATTAGATTTACTGATACGTTCCATTCTGGTTTAAAATATGGAACAATTTGTTCTACTATTTGTGTACCATCATCCGCGTTCTTCACAAACGCTGATAACACGAATGTAATATCATAAGGAACAGGTGTATATTGTGTTCTCAACTGAGTATTATCAGATGTGATAATATAACTATTCTTTTGAGTGGAATTTATTTTTCTTGTAGAATCATATGTAACGCCTGACAACTCAAATCCAAGACGTGGAAGCGATATAGCAACTTCTCTATCTAGATTTGGATTTGTATCTAGTCTGACAAGAAATTTTTGTTTGGGTCCATACGCTAAAGGAACAGCAAGTGTTTGCACTCTATTACCGTTCGAATCCGTTCTTACAAGTTGAATATCATTGAATAATGATCCGAATACTTGAACATAACGTCTAATTGTACCGTGATAAAAATACTCAAACATCAGAACCTACCCTCTGACCATGGATCTTTTTCACTGAAATCAATAATATCATCTTCTAGTATATTAGATTTATATACAGTATCATTATCTGCTTGTGCATCAATTGTAGAAATTTGGAATTCTTGTACGATACCATCACCATCTTCAGCTAGTAGAACTTCGCCATCTTCAAGAAGTGTTTGATAGAAAGTTTGATCTAGTGAATATTGATCTTCAACAATATCAATCTCACTATATCCAGTATCAAGTTTTTCAGAACTATAAGAAAATAATTCGCAACGTAAATCATATGTCTGTAATCTACCGGTTTGATAAAAAATCTGTTCGTGTTCAACAAACTTAATCTCAAATATCTTATCAACCATTGGAAAATAGATTAGATCGCCTTCTAATGGACGATTAGAACTGATTGAGTATCCATTAGCAGTGCCTGCTTCTAGTACGATAGATTCTGTCTCATTGTTCCCTGTGAGAAACTGTCTTGATGGAGCAGCCGTATTTGCCTGTTCTGTAAGTAGATTATAACCTACTTCTGTCATCAACTTTTCTGTACGAATCTGATCAAATCTTTTACGAGCAAGAGTGAAAGTCATCTCATCTCGTATCTGTAGACCAAATCTTGAGAGTAGATCACCTTCTCCTTCAAATCCTTCAACATTCTTGATATACATTTCAACGTCAGCAGCGGTTGTGAACTTCATCAGTGGATCTTCACCGAATAAGTTATCTCTCGCTACGATTGTTTTTGGAATGTACTTTACATCATGACCATAGATCTTGATAGCCTCAATCGTGAGATCTTCAACTAGGTCTTGTTCTCTGGCGTATGAGAAGTTATTGAAATACTTATTCGTCGCCATAATTTATCCAATCATATCATGGACGGGCAATGAATAACTCGTAATCATTTCATCTTCTAACTTATTAATTTCTTCTCTTGCTTCACCTAGAATACGAACACCGTCAAATTGAATTCCTCCTGGAAGTTGAATACCTTGAAACTTAGATAGATTTTCGCCCCACTGTCTTTTAAATAAAGCAGTCGAATATCTAAGTAACCATCTATCACCCCAAACGTCTGTATATGTATTTGGATCTACTGTACGATAACAATCAATGATGATGTATTCATCTACGAGAACATCTGTTTCCCAATCCATATCAATATAAAGTCGATCTGTGTGACGGTTGAAACGAATAGGTTTCTTACCAACAAAGATTTCTTCAAGCATTTCTACATGTCTCATAGCGTTCACATAAGGAACATATGAAGCACTAGAAAAATCAAAAAGATCGTTTAGATGAATTTGATATCGAATATTGAATAGATTTGAACTATTAATAGAATCCCCAATATCAAACACTCTCACGATCCCTTGAATATTTTCTGGGATAGAGATGTATTTGTTGGTTTTATCTGAAGAAGTAATTTGATGTTTTAAATAAACATGTTCTGTGCCATCATAATGATAATCACGATAGTATTGTAATGCTTCGTCAATTCTATCCTCTAGTTGTTCGTCATCAACGTTGATGTCGATTACAGGAGATCCTAGATTTCTGAGACAATATTGTTTATGTTGTTCTCTAGTCGCAGGAATAGCCATAGTACCCTCTTTGTATAAGTCTTATGACTATTTATAATGTTTAATATTATTATTGTCATTTAGGTCCACGTAACCAAATAACAAGACTTCTTCGAATACCTCTTGTTACTGGTTTAACTCTATGATATGTAAAAAAGAGTTTATATTATTATTTGGGTTGTTCTGATACAGGCCAACCAGAAGTAATGTCGATAGCTTCGAGTTCTGTAGCATTTGCGGCTGCATTAATTGCTACCCTAAGATCATATTCTCGTGACCAACATGCCGCGATATAATCATCAACTGCTATAAAGATTGCCGTTGCCTGAGTTGCATCAGCCTCAATCATATCACCTGCCCTGGTTACGGCTTTCTGTGTACCGCCTACACGATCAAGGCGATCTTTAAGTGCTTTAAGTTCTTGATGACCATCGTTTGTCGTGACAAATAGATGACCTGATACGGTGACACCAGAATTACGGCGGACGGAAAACTCTCTAGAAAGTTCTGCTAATTTGTTTTGCTTCTTTATGTCAAACGCTGCCGCAATTTCTTCGGTTGTCAGCGTGCGCTTTGCCTGTTGAACGCGCCATTTTCCGTCGACCAACCCACCGGCTGCGCGATGCTCATTAGTGACCGGCAACGCGATCTCATCACCACCAAGTGTGGGCGGAATCACTTCCTCGACCGCCTCGCCCTTGCCAGCAACATCATCAGGGCAATTCGGCAGGAAGCACGACGAATAATCGAGTCTTTGCGCTTCAGTAAAAGCCGGGCCAAGGTAGCTGAATTGGGGTAGGCTTTTTACAAAGACCTGACCATCGACAAAGAATTGAATAATCGTCATTTGTTTTCTCCTACATAGTCCCACGGTCTATCGCCTGGATAGCCAGGAAGCGTCGCAATATATTCGCCGGTTAAAACGTTCCATTGGACAATCATAACTTCACCTCACCAGAAGCCGAGCGAGCCGATTAGGCACGCTAAGTGTTGATTTTGTTGGATCGTATGGAGTGTAGCCGATGCTCACAACGACTCGGCTAATCGCTCCGTCCCAATCGTCGCCGGCATATCCCTCGCCGACGATCAGATCGCCGGTGGAAGACCCGAGCGCCGTCGCGTCACTGGCCGTCGCGTAGCGCGTGCCCCCAACAAAAA